CCGAAGGGCGAAGACCAAGGGCAGGTCGAAACCCCGCCCGCCGAGGGGCAACCCGAGGAAAAGAGCGAAAGCGCCAAACGCCGGGAGCGTGAACGCGCGTACCGGGCAAGGCTGCAAACCGAAGCTGCCGAAGCGAAGGCCGAGGCCGAACAGGCCAAGGCGCGTCGTCAGGCAATTCTGGACGCGGCAAAGCAAGAAGCCCCGCCGAAGGAAGCCGATTTTCCCGATCCGATTGAATACGCCGCCGCCAAAGCAATTTGGGGCGCGGAGCAGCGGTTGACGGAGCGAGAAGTGAAGAATGCCGGTGAAGCGGTGAAAGCCGCCGAAGGTCGGGCTGAGGATATCAGCAAGCGCGAACGTGAAGTTCTGGTGAATGCCTGGATGAACACTCGCGAGGAAGCCAAGACGAGATATGCGGATTTCGAGACGGTTGCGCTGCGTGGGTGGGAGCCTTCGCCGGTCATGACTGACCTGATCCTCACATCTGATGTCGGGGCGGACGTTGCTTACCACCTCGGCCAAAACCACGCGCTGGCCGCGCAGATCGCAGCAATGAACCCGGTTGAGGCAGCAAGGGCGATTGGCCGAATTGAGGCGGGTATCGTTCAGCCGAAACCACGAACCGAAACCAAAGCCCCCGATCCGATCAGCCCCGTGCGGGGATCGGCTGGGGCTGCCCGCGACCCGGAAAAGATGCCCTATAGGGACTTTGTGAAATTCCGGGAAAACGGCGGGACTATCACCTGAGGAGGGTGAGAAATGGCAAACAGTTTCTTCACAGTATCGGCCATCTCGAAAGAGCTGGTCCGGTTGATGGAAAACGAACTTGTTCTCGGCAAGGCGGTCGGCACCGACAACCTTGAGAACGAGACCGTCAAGTCCGGCGGTTCGGTCAAGGTGCGTCGTCAGATGCAATACCTAGGCCAGGACAACAACCTTGACCTGTCGGCCTTCTCGGAGGACATCACCGAGGGCACCGTCACCGTGCAGATGGACCAGACTTGGTCGAACAAGGTGTCCATCAGCGCGCTTGACCGGACCCTGTCGTTTGACCGCTATTCGCAGCAAATCCTGCAGCCGATGGCGCGGCGCGCGGCGGAGAAGATCGAGGCGTCCATCGCCGCGCTCTATCCGGCCTTCTACTGGTTCGATGGCACTCCGGGCACCCCCCCGGCGACCTATGCCGCCCTTGCCGACGCTGGCGCGATCTTCACCGATGGCGGCAACACCGTCTCGGGGCGCATGGCGTTCCACAGCCCCGCCGTGTCCGCGAAGTTCGCGGCGCTGATCCAGGGCACCTATGTGGACGGCAACAACAAGAAGGCCCTGGAGATGGCCAAGGTGGGCCGCTACGCCGGGTTCGACAACTATGAGACGGTGTTCGCGCCGACCCATACCGTCGGCACCCTGGGCGGCACCCCGCTGGTCAACGGCGGCGCCCAAGCCGTGACCTATGCGACAGCCAAGGATACTTGGTCGCAATCGCTGATCACCGATGGCTGGACTGCCGCTGCGGCAAACCGCCTGAAGGCTGGCGATGTGTTCACCATCGCGAACGTTTTCGCGGTCAACCCGAACACCAAGGTCTCGACCGGACGCCTGCAGACATTCACCGTCCTGTCGGATGCGGCTTCGGACGGCTCGGGCAACCTGACCGCGACCATCTCGCCCCCGATCATCATCTCGGGTGCGTTCCAGACCGTCAACGCGCAGCCCGCCGACAACGCGGCGCTGACGATCAAGACAGGTTCCTCGGCGACCGCCTACCGGCAGTCTCTGCTGCTTGACCCGATGGCCATCGCGCTGGTTTCGCGCCCGTTGGACATCCCGTCGGGCGAAGGCCTGAAGACCTCCACCGTTTCGGGCGAGCATGTCACCATGTCCGTCTCGTCTTGGGTGGACGGCAACACGCTGGCCGAGAACATGCGCTTCGACATGCTGTGGAAGCCTATCGTCCTCGATCCGCGTCGCGGGATGCGCCTGACATCCTAACATCAACGGGCGGGGCTGTAATGGCCCCGCCCACCTTTTTGCAGGTGACACCATGTCAACAGCCCGCGATATAGTCGAAGCCGCATTCCGCAAGCTGGGCATCGTCGCCTCTGACGAAGCCATGACGGCGGATCAGGCGGACAACGGCATCAACGCGCTGAACCGCATGATGCACGGCTGGCTTCTGGACGGCATTGACATCGGCCACATTGACCTGCAACTCGCGGACGTTTTTTCGATGGAGCCGCAGTTTGAGGAGGGGTGTATCTACCTTCTCGCTGAACGGCTCTCGCCCGACTACACCGCCCCTGCCAACTTCAGCCCGTCAGAGTTCAAGAAGCGGCTGTCTGCGGCGTTCCTGATCATCCCTACCAGCAAATTTGACCTGACGCTGACCCGCCGTAGAGGCTTCTGGAATGCCTAAGGTTCAATTCGCAGGCCAGAGCGCACGGGACGCGGACAACCCCGCTGGAAACCCGTCCCGGCTGATCAACGGCTACTCCGAGCCAATGGTTCCTGGCGGGCGCGCTGGAAGCGTGTTGCGGGCCGTGCCGGGAATGCAGGATTTCGCAGAGGTAGGGGCGGTGTTCGTGCGGGCCATGTCCAACTTTGACGATGGCATCATGGCGATTGTCGGGGAAAATCTCTACCGGGTCCAAACCGACGGCACGGTGACGCTGATTGGCGATATCGACGCGACGGACGAAATCGCGGGGTTGGACCAAAGCACGGGCTATGCTGTGGCCGTGTCGGGGCGCAAATACTGGCACTGGAATGGCACGACGCTTGCGACGATTGTCCCTGGCAACGTACCGAACCCGGCTTCTGTGGCCTATCTGGGCGGCTACGTGATCGTGTCCGACTACGGAACGCGGGTGTTCGGATGGTCAGCCCTTGCGGACCCAACGACATGGAGCGGTCTGGACTTTGCCAGCGCAGAAATCACGCCAGACCCGATCATTCGCCTGATTGCGTTCAAGGATGCGCTGTACATCTTCAAGGCCACGGGATTTGAGCGGTGGGCGGTGACGGGGCTATCCGGCCCAGACGCCTTCCAGAGGATCGGCGGCGCGCAAGAGGAGCCGGGGCTTGCGGCCTACGGGCTGATCGTGACCTTCCCGAATGGGATGGCTTTTGTCGGGTCGGATGGCCGGGTTTACGTGTTCGGGGTCGGGCCGATTTCAACGCCGCCGGTTGAGGTTGCAATCCAGCGCCTCGGCCCGTCCCGGATGTTCTACTACGAGCAGCGCGGGCATGGGTTTATCTGTCTTGCCTTCAGTGACACCTTTGCGTGGTGCTATGATACGGCGACGGGTGAGTGGCACGAACGGTCGCAGGATGACATGCCTTGGCAAGTCAGAGCCGCCGTCAAAGTCGGGACGAATTGGTACGTCGGGACGGACGCGGGCAAAATCGCGCTTCTGACGGACGCATGTACTGATTTTGGCAACCCGATGGTGCGGCGGTATGTGTCGCGGACCCTGGAAACCGGCGAGCGGTTCATCGTGTCTAAGGTGGAAGCTTTCCCGCGCATTGACGGGGATATTCAAGGCGACGGCGATGCTACGGAAGCAAAGGTCACGCTGAAAACATCGCGGGACGGCATCACATTCGGAGCGCCGAAAGATCGAGGTGTGGGGGCGGCTGGGCAATACGAAACCCGGCTTGTCTGGCGGCAGTTGGGGCAGTTCCGGCGGGCTACGATTGAGATTTCCCAGTCGGCCACAGTGGACATTCCGCTTCTGTCCGAGATTGACGTGGTGATCTGATGTTGCCGCTGCGAACCGATACCAAATACGTGACTGCGGACGGCAAGCTGACGCAGGCTGGGTTTGAGGCGTTTCAAGGGCTTCTGAACGCGCAAGCGGCTGACCTTGCAGCCTTCGAGACCGCTGCGAATGCCGACATTGCCGCGCTGGAAGCTGTGGCGATCACGGCAACCGGGGCCGCGCCACGCTATGCCTGTCGGGCTTGGGTGAATTTCAACGGGACCGGGACCGTGGCAATCCGGGAGTCTGGGAATGTATCGTCAATCACCGACAACGGGACTGGCGATTACACGATCAACTTCACGACAGCCATGCCTGATGCAAACTATGCGGTTTTCGTGAGTTCCGGCGATGGCGCGACCGTTCCTGTAGCGGTTCCGGCGGATAATATCACGGCGCGCACGGCCTCTCTTGTCAGGATCAGGACGGCCAACTCGTCGTTTACATTGACCGACTCCTCAACTGTCTCTGTGGCGGTGTTCAGATGATCCAACTTCCGCCCATGAAAATCGCCCAAGGGGAACCCTTCGCATACGATTTCACCGTTCAAGGGCAGGACTGGACCGGCTGGACCGGCACGGCGACGTTCAAGCGCAGCCTGAAGGCAGTTACCGGAAGTAACTGGTGGATTGCCAGCACTTCGGAGCCGATTGTCACAGTGAGCGTGACGGCGGATGCGGCTGGTCTGATCCAGATCGGGCTGACGGCGGCGCAGACTGCGGAGTTTCCGGCGCTGGACCGTCAGGGATACTTCAAGCAGGCGGTGTGCGAGGTCAGCATGACCAACGGGACCGATGTTCAGAAGTATCAGGCCCGCGTTCTGGTGGCAGCGGACGCTTGATCCGGGTTCTGACGGCTGCGGAGGCGGTCGATTACTTCTGGCATTCCTATCACGGCGACATAAGGGACAGCGACTGGATGCAATTCCGCGCCTGCGAAGGGGTTTGCGGGGCGTTTCACCAGCATCTTTGGCCCGGTGTGTGGATGGTCCACGTCGGAACGCTGAAGGAAGCCAAGGGCCGCTGCGACGGCGCGGCAAGGGCTGTTTTGCAGGCGTTTTCGGCGGAAGTCGGGGCAGAGCGCATCATCGGATGGGTTCGAGAAGACAATCGTGCGGTGTTGGCAATGAGCCGCCGCGTGGGGTTTGAAATTGACGGTCGGTTGCCCTTGCGGGAGCCGGTTGTCCTACTTGGCTGGAGGCCCTAATGGGTGCAGTTGCAGCAATCGGCGGCGCGCTGATCCAGGGATCGGCTGCCAAAAAGGCGGCCAAGGCCCAAACGGCGGCGGCCAATAAGGACATCGCTTTCCAGAAGGAAACGCGCGACCTGATCCGGGGCGATCTTACGCCCTACCGGACGGGCGGGGTTACGGCGCAGCAGGCGCTTGATTTTGAATTGGGGCTTGGGAACCGCCCGATGAT